GCTGTACTAGAGGGGCTGAAAAAGGCTACAGGTAAAATTCGTGAGACTACACGCGGTAAGGCTGCAATGGAGAAGATTAACACCTTCGTCAGAGCAGACCAAAACTTCTACGGTGGTATTTTGTACGATAAGAACTATCGCACTCAAGAAACAGTAGTTGTCCGTGCTACATCTCTCGACGAGTATGATGCTACCTTAGGCTTCAATATGGGCTTTTCGCTCAAAGGAGCTTTAGGTGTGCCTTGGGAACTCGTTCCCTACTCGTTTGTGGTGGATTGGTTTGCCACTTTAGGTGACTATCTCAATTCCCACTTACCTGCAATTGGCTTTGATCAGTTGTGTTCTGGATATACCATTGAGCAGTCAATCATTGAGAACTATAGCATAAGTAACGCTAGAGCTATCTCTGGTTATACACTCACTGGACCCCTAACCGGAAATAACACCCGGGTATGGAATATCAAGACACGTATTCCCGGTCTGCCCGCTGCGGGGGTCGTTATTAGGTCGAATTTCAAACTTAGTAACCTAACCCGCTCGGCAGATCTCGTCTCCTTGATCTTGCAAAAGATCAAAATCAAGTAACGACTCTTTGTAAACGCATCCCGCGTTCACGGAGTCACCAATCAATAAGGAATAATCCTCATGTCTCTCACTATCAACGCGAAAACCTACACCGCTGACTCGTTTCAAGCGAATCAGGTCGGATATATCGGGGCCGGTAAGACGGTTTCGGTTAAGGACGATGTTGTCCTTCGCCGTACTGCTCCCAAAGCCACCGATGTGTTCTCCGGTGTCGGTCGTACCAGCTCGAAGCTGACCCGCACGTTGAGCCTGACTGGTGCGAAAACGCCCACCGCCGATATGATCGGCGATGTAAGCATTTCCGCTCCGGTCGGCTACACGGCTGCAGACGTTGATACCTTTCTTAACGATCTCGGTGCTTTTATTTCATCTGCGTCTTTTAAGGCGCATGTGAAGTCTCAGCAGGTGGCTTTCTAAATGAAAGCCCTCATGGCATTTATCGTTACGATACTTGCTACCTTGATCGCCCTCAGTTCGGTTATTCCGAATTGGGATAAGCTCGGTATCTCACCTTGGAGTATTCGCAATGAATATCCCGTCCTCGATGCACTTGCGAAAAGTGCAGAAGGAACTGCAGTTAAGTGGCCTACGGAATTACCGCAGGTTCCTCATTCGGGTCTGTCTGAACCATCCGAGTGACTACACCCTCAAAGCTCTACAGATAATCCGGCGTGAAGCCGTATTTACAAAGAGCATTGTTGCGGAGTTAGTCGACTTGGCTGATTATTTGTCCGCACAGAAGTATTCGGACGCTTGGAATCACTTTCAAGCTAATCAGTTCGCTTTGCTCATTCGTAAATTTCCGTTTCCGTCGGCGTGTAATCCATATACGCCTGAAGAGACGGCTTTAAAGAAGTTCCTTTTATCTGAACGCAAATGCGCTAGGATGAATCAGTTCTTCTTTGCCTATAATTCCCGCAAGGGGAAAAGTCGGCCATACGAGCGAATCTTCTCTGGAATGCGTAACTTTATCACTTACGTGATAGGTGACGAACCCGGGGAAGTGTTCAATGAGTGTAGCTTTGGTTCTGGTGCTTCGATCGGAGTACATGGTAGTGCAACCAATGCTGCGCGAAAACTTGCGCACCAATGGTCCTGTACACCGAGCACCTACGGTACAGCTTTCAGCGTCGTTAGTCGATACCACCTTCTTAGAGAAGAGATTCTCGAAGGTTTTGGTGGTTTTGCTAATGGCGTTCCTGGGACTCTTCACAGAGCCTTTGAAAAGAAAGTTGACATCGTGGCATACAATAAACTGGCTTTCGTTCCGAAGACAGCTAAGACCTACCGGTCTATAGCTATCGAACCGTCACTTAACGGTTTTCTTCAGAAAAGTATCGATCTCTATATGCGCAAATGCTTGAAGCGCATACAAATCGACCTATCTGATCAAAGCGTTAACTCCCTTATGGCCCGAGAAGGGTCGAAGGAAGAAGGGGACTACTTTTGCACAATTGACCTTAGTTCTGCTAGCGATAGCATCTCTATAGGCCTAGTGAAAGAAGTCCTCCCCCCCTCATGGTTCAGCTTGCTGAATTCCACGAGGTCACCTGCCTACAAGTATGATGGCCTAGAAAATAGGTATCATAAGTTTGTAAGCATGGGGAACGGTTTCTGTTTTCCACTACAATCTCTTCTCTATAGCGCGATATGTAGCACTGCCGGTTGCGGAAATCCCGGAAGGGACTTCCGCGTTTACGGCGATGACATCATCGTGCGAAAGAGTAAGGTTGAGACCGTCATGTCTTTACTCAAGATATGTGGTTTTACCTTAAATCGCGATAAGACCTTTACAGAAGGTCCTTTTCGCGAGAGTTGTGGTGGTGACTGGTTCAAAGGTATTGACGTACGTCCGTACACCCTTGATGAAGGCCTCGACTCGATTGAGGCGTTCTTCAAGATCCTTAACGGTAGTCAAAGAAGTGATCTCACAAGAGAATACTTCGCAGGAGTGCGCACCTTTTTGTTAGAGTGCATACCACCTGAGTTCCGGTTTTACCGACCCTACCCAGGGCCGGCTGATTCCGGGATTGACTCCGTCGGGAGCGAGTTCCTCACAAGTAACTGTTGCACTTGGATAAACCGACGTAAGGCCTCTGGACGAGGCCCCAAAACGATTTTCCGAGAACGGCAGTGGAAGTGGTTAGAACTAGCTCATACACCGATCCGAGACACGTTGTCAGAGATCATGTGTATAGGTAAGCCGAATCGGCTTATGTACGCGGCGCTTTTCGGATCTGCATCCGATATGCCGTTTACCTTTCGTCGTAAGACGAGAACGAACGTGCGAGTAACATCGCATGTAGGCGCCACTTCACAGTGGTTGCCGCCGCACGGATCCTTCTTGTAGGGATCCGTGTATTTGTAAGTGCGAAAGCGTCGAAAGACCCTTTCTAACTTACTTTGGTGCCCTTTTGGGCTTAATTGGGG